AGCACTGGGAGAAAAGTCTGGTAAAAATGATAATGAGGCGGATAGGATTGCTCTTATCCGCCTTGTGATGTTTCTGTCTATTTTTATCACAAACTGCTTCATCGTTGCTAATGCTGTTAGGCACTGGAATGATGAAACAAAAATCTACGTTATTATTGATGGATCTAATGTATCAGGTGACTTATTTCAAACCGAAAAAGAAGGGCTACGCTTATCAACAGGCAACGTTTTTGAAAATTGATGATGCTATTTTTTGGGAGCAACTTGTGAAGGAACAAGGTGCAAAAGACATCAAAATCCTGGTGAATTAAAGTTACTCACCTCTAAAGTGTTTCTATTGTGTAAGCGACAAACAAACTATGGACGGTCTCGACGACATTCAAGTTGAAGATTTTTCTTCATTTGACCTTGTTGAAGAAATGAATGAAGGTCTTTTTGAAGAAGACGACGACACCAAAACTTTCAACGCATTTCTTAACAGTAACTGGGACTTCTGACAGTTTCTAAACTGTCTACCAAATCAACCACAAACACTTTTATCCATTATCATAGTCAAATGACCGACAACATTCCCAACGTGCTTCCTTACATCAAAGAACTGAAAGAAGCATGGCGCCGCCAAGATTTCAAATACACCAAACAACAACAGGAAGAATATGACCTGCTGATTGCTACCCGCCGTGAAAGGGTTAAGTATTTCTATGATAACGATTTGGTGTGTAAAATCAGCAAATCTGCAATGGATAAACTGCGTGACGCTGAAGATAACTAAATATTAAAAAAGAAGTGTTTAGATAACAATGAAAACCTTTCAGGAGTTTGTATTGATTGCCGAGGCAACCTATGACGCTGAGTTTCGTTCTGGCGCACAAGTTCGCAAGGGCGGTTCTGGTGAAAGAATAGGTGCTGAGCGTAAGAAATCTGCTCCTGAAAGACGCAGGGTAAAAGCAGTTGGTGGTGGAAAGACCGAACCAGTTGCATACAAACCCCGTAAAGATATTGGTACTCAAAGACAAGCATCCACAAGAGTTCAGCAACCTGAGAAAGAGCGTGGATCTGCTGATGTAAGAGCAAAAGCAGCAGCAGCGGCAAAAGAAGAAAGAAAGAAAGCAGCACAAGCAAGAATTGCTGCAAGAAAAGCAGGCAAAAAACCTGAAACATCTAAACCAACTGCAAAAGAAGCAGAAAAAACTGCATCACAACTTCTTTCTAAAAAGAAACCTGAAGCAGCAAAACCAACACCATCAAAACCACGCAGACAGTGGAAAACTGAAACTGGTGGTCCTATGACTCGCCAGGAAAGAGATAAAGCAAGAAACAAAGAGAAAACAGCAGCAGCACAAAAGACTAAAAAATCTTCCAGCGAAATCCTTGCAAAAATGCGTAGAGAGTATGAAGAAGGTGGCGGAAAGTGGAGTAATGCTGTTGCAGTTAAGATGAGAGCAAAGGCAAAAGCAGCGGCTAAAGCATCTGAAAGTTGACCTGAATTAAAGTTACTCACCTCCAAAGCGTTCCCATAGTGTAGGGAACGCTTTTTTTATGGAAATGGAACTTTCTGATACTCAACGCTGTGATATTGTTGAGGAACAACTTGATTACATTGTTGAACTTTGTAACTATCACTTTGAGAATAAGAATGATAGTTATGCTGGAGTTCTGTATGCTGAATATAAAGAATGGTTAGAAGAAGATAAAGAATATGTTGTTGCTTGGGCACCTGATTTCACACAACTAACAAACTAAAACCCCACCAAACCCCTGTAAAATCGCCTGTAACACTATGGAAACCACAAATGTGAGTGTTGATACCCTAAAACGGATAATTTCTGATCTTGAGCGAGCGGTGAATATCTGCTATAATGTAGACTCAGCAGATAATGAGGATTATGAAAAATCCTATCCCTTTGCAACAGGTTATTCACGCTCTGCAATGCAATCTGTTATTCAAGACCTTAACAAACTGTTGTAAGCAATAAAAGTTACTCACCTCCAAAGCGTTCCTATAGTATAACCACTCATATTATGATTACCCTTCGTCCTCACCAGGTTCGCGGTCTTGATGCTATGCTTAAGCATCTTCGTGGTCAGTTGATTATGCCGACTGGCGCGGGAAAAACCCCTACAATGATTTTTGATTGTGTTCGTGAGTTTGAGAAGTCTGAACCGCAAACTGTTGTAGTTGTTGCTCCTCGCATCTTGCTTGCAGAACAACTCTCTGCTGAGTTCCTTGAGTTTATCACAGATCCTATGGTTCGTGTGTTGCACGTTCACAGCGGAGAAACTCATCACGAATCCACTACAAATCCCGAAGTGATTTATGATTGGGCAGTGCAAACTTACAAGCGCAATCGTATCATCTTCACCACCTACAACTCTCTGAATCGTATTCAAGAGTCTGGTATTGATGTAGATACGATCTACTTTGATGAAGCACATAACAGCGTTCAGCGTCACTTTTTCCCTGCAACTGAGCACTTCTCCGCTAACGCTAATCGCTGCTACTTCTTTACTGCGACTCCCAAACATTCTCTTGCTGCTAACAAACCAGGCATGAATTGGGGTAATGTGTATGGTCAAGTGCTGTGCAATGTTCCTGCTCCTGAGTTAGTTGAAGGTGGTTACATTCTGCCCCCTAAAGTTGTAGTCAAGCAACTGCCTATGATCAAAGGTCGTAAGGTAATGTATGCAGAAGATGCTGACAACTTGATTGAAACTCTTGACAACTGCAAGTCTGTAGATGTTGTCAATGGTCTTGTTGATGGTTCTAACAACCTCAGCAAAGTTTTGATTTGTGCTCGCACCACCAAGCAGATTGTCAATCTTATTTCTCAATCTGACTTCTGCGTTCAACTTGCTCAGCGTGGTTATTCTTGGATGACGATTACATCCAAGACTGGTGCAATCATTGACGGTAAGAAGGTCAATCGGGAGCAATTCTTTGACACTCTGAACGCATGGGGCAAGGACAAAACCAAGAAGTTTGTTGTTATCCACCATTCTATCCTGTCTGAGGGTATCAACGTGAATGGACTTGAAGCAGTCATCTTCATGCGGAACATGGACTACATCGGCATCAGTCAATCCATCGGTCGCGTTATTCGCTTGGGTGGTTCTGAGAAGAAGTTTGGTTTGGTTTGCATCCCAACTTATGACAGTGTTGGTATCAGCACTGCCCGCAAAGTTCAAGCAGTTGTTGATGTTGTCTTCAATCAAGGTCAACCTGCCATTTCTGAAATCCGTCGTTAATTTTTATCATGATCACAACTAATTCAATTCAAACTTGCTGCTTTACAAAAGAACTTCTGGAAGAATGTAAAAAGTTCAGTCCAAAAGTTGAACAGGATTTGCAAGGTTATGGAAGTCTTATTGAACCAGAACTTTGTCTAATTGACATCAGAGAAATTCATGGAACAGAACCCATTAAGAATACAAAAACAGGAGAAACAAAACCCAAAGGGTTTCAAACTCGTGCTGATATTGATGTTGATGGGCAAAATGTAAGGGATATTGCATATGATATTGCAAACAATGATTGGGAAGTCCGAAGAGATCAACCTATCATTTTTGAGTTGCCTTCAGAATGGCAATACTACAAAAATGGTGTTCTTGTAAAATATGGAATTGTAAATGGAACACACAGATATTATGCAGCACTTGAATGTAAGGAGACTCATTTTATCTGTTGGGTTGCAGATGTTCCTCTGAGTAAATTGCGTAAGTTAGCAACCGCTAGGTTGAATAAAATTAAAAATGCATCTAAACCAAGAACTGATAATGATATTATTCAATCTATTCTTGCGGAGATGGATGATAAGACAACAGATCTTTATAAGAAAATATCTGCCGCAGATGAAGTTGGTAATAAAGATATGATTAAAAACATCCTCATTAATGAGATTGAGGATTATAATGTCCATCATACAACTAGAGATTCTATCTATAGGGCAATTACGCATGTGCAGAAACTTTTTACCCCACCAAGGAAACCATGGTCATCGGAGTTTCAACATAGTTACATTTCAGAGCATTGCAGGGGTTGGGTTAAAACTACGCACAAGGATTACGATTATGACACGCCAGAGGGTGTGCGGGTAATTGTAGATCAAGATGAGGGAACTTCTTACGTTACTACTGCACATAAGTATGCGCGACTTATTGT